CGCCGTTGTTGCCGTTGACGCTGTACGCATAGGCGCGCAGCGAAGCACGGACCTTTGCCCCCGGATAAATTTCCTTGGGGTCCGTGATTGGTGCGGGCTTGCCGTTCTCGCCAGCAAACTTGCTGACGACACCGGGAGCCTGCTTCGACTTGACGTTCATGAAGATCGAGCCTTCTGGATAGCCCTTCTCTTCGCCGTCGTTGCGGAAAGGCATACGGATTTTGCCGCCTTCCATCAACGACTTGGTCTTGTCTCCCCACTTCTCCTTGGCCACCGCAGCAGCAGTCGCTTTCAGTTCGGACAGGTCAGTGCCGTCAGGGAATACAAGGCAGCAAGAATAAACTGGCTCACTTGCACCCGGAGGTGTCTGCGGTTCGAACACATGCGGATAGGAGATAATCGCTTCTGGCGTAATAACTTTGGACATCTTAGTTTCCTCATTCAACGGTGAAATCGTCAGCCGCCAGAGTGGCGACAGACGGACGGTTGTCTGTATCAGCGACCATTGATGTGCCCGTTGATACAGCCATGACGAGCGATGTCGGCAAGTTCTTCTTGCCCACGATGCGCTCGATCTGCGATGGCGACTTCAACTTCTTTTCGTAGATGTCGTCGTCATCGAGACCTTCTTGCGTGGCCCAAGCCACGAACTCATCCTCAACACGCCAGCGACGTGTCGGGCGTTTCTCGACCAGCTTGTAGCCGGGCAGCGTGTTACCGCTTTCGAGAATATAATTTGCGTGCCGACGCAGAGACTTGATCCACTCTTCGATCAGCGGAACCTTCTCCAGATAGTCGGCAACCTCGGCCGGGGTGAGGTCATTGATGTCCTTCACCGCGCCGAACTCATCCTGCGCCACAGCCAACGCGTCGTTCCGTAGGGCTGAGCAAGTGCCCGCTGCCTTACAGAATTTGCAGTGATCGCCTGCGATGCGCGGTGCGTTCGGCTTCAGGCTCTCGTGCGCTGCGTCGATCAGTTCGGTTCCAAAGTCCATGATCTCGTCGCGGCTGTAGCTGTGCGACCGCACAGGGCCGTCGGGGTGCATGGCGCGTGGTTGTACCACAATTGTGGTAACTCGGTTGACCGGAGCCTTATCGCCGATCTCAAGGATCGCGCCGAGCGCATAGTATTTAAGCTGCGCGTTGTCTTCGACTTCGACAGCTACCCCTTGGCCGTGCTTATAGTCGATGACGTAAAGCGTCCCGCTTTCCTTGCCGTAGATAATGCAGTCAGCCGTGCCGAACATCGGCATAGGCGGATCAAGTTTGTCTAGGCTGAAGCGTTTCTCGTAGCGGCACAGGCTTGGTTCCGTCAGTGCCGTTGCGCGGATGTGGTCGATGTAAACCTGCACCGCACGAGCCATGTTGTCGTCAACCTTGTGGCCGTTGTGCTCTTCGCCAATGAAGGCGAAGGCATCTTCATGTCCATTGACTAAGCAGAACTCACCCAGTTCATGGGCGGCTGTGCCAAGTTCGGCGTAAGGCGAACTCTCGTCAGGGAATGGAGCCTCGGCGTTGAGTGAGCCGGGGCAAGCCATGCGCCGCTTTGCATTCGACGCGCCGAACTTAGCGTGTGCTGTCATTTCAACTTCTCCAGAAAGAGCCGCAGTTCAAGCGGCAGTTCTAGTTGATCCTCGTCTGACTTAGGCGAGAACTTAGCTAAGTAGCTGTCGGGTATCTTGTTCCCGCCGTACCATGCTGGCTTATTCTTCATTGTGCGCTCCCGCCTCTATCTCTTCTGCAATCATGGCAGCGAACCCTGAGTATTCGGTTTTGGGATGGCCCTCTTGCTCTTTCCGAAGCCAGCGCAAGATGGCCTCCCGTTCCTTCCCTCTGCCAATCTTTTCAGACACGTTCGCCCTGATCTCATTCATGACGGGTATCTCAGCGCCGCAATCGCACCACGCCCGTAGATCACCGCCACGAATGACCGCGCAGTTAGGATCGTGTTTCACTTGACGATCTCCGCCTCGCGTGACCAGTTGATGATGATGTCACCCGGCTTCTTAACCGTATGGATAATGACGGCGGGCTTGATCTGCTTGAGACGCAGATAGTCTTTATAGCTACGATACTTCTTCATTTCCGATACCTCTTCCCTTCTTTGCCCTCGGCGTTGATCGGGCAGCCTTCGGCCCATGCCGGAACTCGTGTCATGATGTCAATCATTTCGTCGAGCGAACCAAAATCTTCTGGCACTTCGCAAATGATTTCATCGTGGACGGACAGGATGACGGGGTATCCTTTGATCTCCAACGCCATCATGGCCGTGGCCATCATATCGCGGGCGGTTGCTTGCACCACGTTCTCCGTCAGTAGGCCACCCCAGATGATCTGGGATGTCCACTGTCGCGTCACACTATTCAGCGTATCGACTTGCGCTGTGTCGCGCATCGCCCCCCAAGGCGTCTCTCGCTGAATGATGCGCGGATTGTGGTAAGTAAGCGACCGCCCGCTAGGCAAGGAAAGCGGAACCGTCCCAACACGGCCAGCTTCCTTTACCATCTCTACAAATTCTTCTTCAATGTCGCGCCAGTATTGCGCGATCATGTTGTTCTTCTCACGATAGACAGCCACGATGCGCTTGGCTTCGTCCTCGTCTACCTTGATCCCCATTGTGGCGCACTGTTCGGCAAAGCGTTTGCCGCCCATGCCGTAGCCGCAACCCAAGATCGCCATCTTTCCAACCTGCCGCTGTGCGTCAGTGACGCACCCTACGTCCACGTTGTAGATGGCCGATGCCATTTCTTTATACACGTCTCCCCCCTTTCGGAACGTCTCAACGAGATCGCTCTGCCCTGATACCCACGCCAAAACGCGGGCTTCAATCGCCGAGTAGTCGGCGAACATAAGCCGATGGCCTTCATCGGCTATCAGCATCGAACGCAACAGATCGGATGCCAGAACCGTTCCGGCCCCATGCTCCGACACATCCTTATCCGCTTTGAGTTTGGCAATGATCTCGTCCAACTCCTGTTGTTTCTTTTGCGGACGTGGGAAGTTCTGCGGCTGCACCAACTTGCCCGACCAGCGGCCAGTTGCAGCGCCATGATAAACGAGAAGGCCGCGCATCCGTCCGTCGCCGTTGACCGCGTGCAGCATCGCATCATACTTGGCGGTGCTAGACTTGGCTCCGTTCTGCCGAAGCAAAAGAACTTGACGGATGACTGGATGCAATCGGTCGTAGGTCAACAGCCGGGCAACGGTCTGCTTGTCAACAGACTTGGTGGCAATCCCGTGGCTGTTAAGCCAAGCAACCAAGTCCATCCCATTTGTTGCGGCTTTGACAGAACCCTTCGTAAGTCGTTGAATTTCTGCGTCAATTTCTACGCTGGCATTTTCGGCCAGTGCCTTGACGCGGTGCACCAGATCGACATCGAGCGCGACGCCACGGTCGTTGATCCGCTGATCGAGTTGGTACAGACGGCGTTCACTATCGGGCATTGCCAACAGGGTCTCAGCGACGGACAGTTCCGTCCGCACGTCCTGCTTACAATAATCTATAAGCTGCGCGATCTTATCCTTGGTGTTCCACCATGTGTAGGTTCCGTCGGCGTTTACCTTACGCGGCCGTGCCATCCGGAGCATAAGGGCCGCGCCCGTTTTGTCCTTCTGTTCTTCGACACCAAGGACGGCGGCGGCTTGGCCTAGTGCGCGAGGCAGCCCCATCGCGCTGGCCTGTGCCATCGTGCAGCGCCATTGTTTGATCTTTGTGCGGGGCCATTGATAGCGGCCGACCATGATCTCGTTCCAGATCGTGCGCTCAAAGTTGGCGTTCCATGCGGAAAGCAAACCACCTTCGACGATCCAGTCTTCGAGGCGAACATCCATATCATCGCCGGGAACCCAGACTTGCACGTCGTCAGACCACGGTGCTTTATAAGCCATGCACCAGATGTCGGTGCTGGCATCGGCAGCATACTTATAGACGCCCGTCTTGCGGAGATCGACGGCGCTGCGCGTCTCGAAGTCGATGCTCACTACCATGTTCTTTCCCTCTTTTTCGTCGGTGTCACGTTTGCTTTCCCCGTAGCTGGCACAAGTCGTATAGCCTCGTCAACAAAAAAAAGTTCTTGCATTCGATATTCAACCTGTGCCACCCAAGACGGGCAGCAAACATGTAAGGGAGATTATGGCTTACAGACTTAACGAATGGACGCCCGAAGAGGACGCCAAACTTGCAGAACTTTATGCGGCTAACTTGATGCCCGGACAAATCGCACGGGCGCTCGGCCGTACCGTTAACGCAGTTGATAGTCGGCGGAGAAAGATAGGGCTGAAGCGGCACTTTGTTCCGGAGAGAGCACCACCTCCGGAGGATTTTGTAGAGAGGGTGAAGACGATGAATGTATCACAACTCATAGAACATTATGGGCGCGCACGTACTGTGATCTTTCGCTGGATGCGCGAACTCCAAATCACGCGGGTAGTTGCTGGCGTGAGGAAGAAGGCCATCCCGGCTAACTTCCACAAGATGGCAACGACTATGACCCGCGCCGAATTGATGCGGCTATATAATACAAACCATGTTACGGTTCGGGGTTGGCTTGAGGAATTGGGGATTACTCCGCTGTCGATGTTGGAACGGCGTGCGCAAATGGCTGCGCCTGCTCCGATCAAGATTGAGGAAGAATGCACGGTTCCGCGTAGAGAGTTTAAGAGCCACACGAAATTGATTGCCGCTGAAGCTGCGCAGTTTCTGCGCCGCACCCATCGGTCGGTCCATCGTGCGGATATACAAATGTATGAGCAGTCGTCTCACACATGGGGTGACGTTAACAATGTGCGTCATCGTGGCATCAATCAGTATTTTGTCTCAGGAAAAGGCGTCATGTGGCTCGATGACCTCATCGCCTACGCTGAGACAAAAGGGTTTACAATCAAGGAGTTAATCTAATGGCACGTCCTACAAAAACTACTCAAGTCGAAACACCTGTCGTGGCGCAAGAGCCTGTCGTGAACGAGAAAGACGCGATCATTGCGTGGCTTCGCTCTGGCAATATGAACATGTTCGAACGCAACACCCGCTGGCTGGCGGATCGGATCGCAGAAGGGGATCATCTGAAATGACACCGCCAAACAATAGAGCAGAGGCAATCGAAATGTGTGATGCCTTGATGCAATACGCTGAAGAACGAAGCATCCGCAAAGGCGACAATTGGCTGGATACGCACAAGCTGCTTGGCTTTGTGAAAAAGCATTTGGAGCGGAATGCGTTATGGAAGGGTGCAGAATGAAGAAGTTCATTAGCTTCGGCTTTGGAAGATACAAGGCGACGAGTAAATTCGTCTTTGGTTTTGAGCGGGTTAAATATGTCAGCGGAAACTCAACCAAGCCTCGTTGGCATTGGCTGATACATTTTGGGAACCTCTATATGTGGTTTGTAAGGGTGAATTGAGATGAAGCACGAACAAGCAGCACAATTGGCCGAGTGGATCGGCGACAACACGCGGGGCTACGCCCGTCGGGATGGCAACGTAATTTATATTGAAGGCAAGATTGATGCCTTCGAACTTCTGCTTTATGCTCAGTCGCTTCTGGCTGGCAGAACTACGGAGCAAATTCATGAGGACAATCGGATTTCTTACACTGGCCGGGCTGACCTATATCGCAGGAATGATATGTCTAGCAACGCTGCGGTCGAAGGTGCAGATTGGTGATTTAGATTTGAAGGAATATGAGAACTATAATGACTACATCTGAGCGAGAGCACATCATCGACTACATCGAGTACCGCGCCAACCGCACAAAAGCACATGAAGTAAAGGTGGCGCTGCTTGTGCTGGCCTCAGACTTGCGTGCAGAGTTGCATCTGCCAGAGGGGTCTAGTGATGGACAGAATAAAGTGGAATGATGAGGAACAAACAGTTGAGTTCGTTCCAATATTCACAATCGGTTTCGAAGAAGACTTTGAGCGCGGCGTAATACTAACGATGCCCGCTTATGCACTGATGAATGAAGCCGAACCTGACTTCGCAATCTATGCTATAGACGCAGCGATTGACATGCTGATGCAGAAGCGGGACAAAATCGAAAAGAGGGAATTGCACTGATGAAATTTAAAACGCTGTATGAGATCGGCTTCACCGATCTTGTGTCCGTTATCCCGCCGAACGCTGAGTTGTCGGCCATGTCTAAAATCCAAGCGGATCAGGCAGGCAAAGCACCCGGTCGGCAGAATGCACAGGGCACATGGGGCGGCTATGGCTGGCAGGACTATACGCCGACGCCGAATGATGTGGAGCGGTGGGATCGCAGCCACGCTAATATCGGCTTGAAGGCAAGCAAATACCCTGCGGTTGACATCGATGTTGTTAACGAGGGGTTGGCTCGGGTCATTGGGGATATGGCAGTGAAGGCATTGGGCAAGGCTCCGATGCGGATCGGTCGTTACCCCAAGCGGCTTCTTATGTATCGCACCGACGACAAGATCGGCCGGATGCAGGTGCGCTTTCGTGACGGCATGGGCGTCGAGCAGCTTGTAGAATTTCTAGGGGACGGGCAGCAATACGTCATCGCTGGTATTCACCCTATCACTAAGGAACCTTACAGTCTCGATGTGGACTTGGAGGCACGCGGCCCGTCTGTGTTGAAGAAGGTCACGCGGGAAAAGATCGAGCAGTTCTTCGCCGACTTGACCGAGACGTTGGAGATGATGGGCTGTGAGATTATCCATGCGGATAAGACAGCACAGAAGGCGGTCGAGCGGCAGTCAGTCGATCAGGCGTCGCTCATCGCGCCAAGCGTAAGCCATGTGTTGGCCGCTGTCACCGCTATCCCAAACAAGACCGAGCACTTTCCCGACCGCGATGACTATATCCGCATGGGCTATGCCATCAAGGCAGCGTGTGGTCCGGACAATGAGAGCGACGCGTTCGAAATTTTCGCAGGCTGGGCCGAGCGTTGGGAAGACGGGGTTAACTCGCTCGATACTATCGAGGCGGACTTCGGCCGTATGCACCCGCCCTATGAATTGGGTTGGGATTGGCTGGCGGGGAAGGCTGCGACCTTTGGCTATAAGCGCGAGGTCGATGAGTTCGATGTGACGGACTTCAGCGACGATGACTTTGGTGTTGTTGCGTCGGCCGGGGAAACGCCGATTGAGTATAGCGACATTGCTTTGGCGCAGCGCGTTGCTCGTCTACACGTTTCGGATATTCGATACGTTGTGGGCGGCATGGGCTGGGTTGCATGGGATGGTAACAAGTGGGCCAAGGACGTGGCCAACAAACATCTGTCCATCGTCCGCAAGGTCTGCGCGCAAGCGTCATCCGAAGCCTTGGCTAACATTGACAGCCCACAAAAGGCTGAGCGGATCGCGCAGCGTGTGGCGTCATATAATGTGATCGCAAACGTGGCCAAGTTGGCGGCTGTTGAGCCGACAATGCAGGCCACGACTGAGCAGCTAGACGCCGACATCTATATCCTCAACACCAGATCGGGGATGGTGGACCTGAAGACGGGGGCGTTGCTTGCACATGATCGGTCTCGCATGTGCACAAAATGCACATCGGTCGAGGCGGACTTCAGCAAACCAGCACCGCAATGGCAAGCGTTTCTTAATGAGGCGTGCAACGGTGACAGCGAGTTAATCACTTACCTTCAAAGGTTGGCGGGCTATTCGGCCACGGGGTCTACTAAAGAGCATGTCCTTGCCTTCGCCCACGGGTCCGGCGGCAATGGCAAAGGGACGTTCCTTGGAGCCATAGGCAATATCCTTGGCGATTATGCCACCGTGGCGAGTGCGGACGTTTTCTTGGCGTCGTCGTCGCAGCGTCACCCCACAGAGTTGGCGTCGCTCATGGGTGCTCGGCTCGTTCACGCGCAAGAAATTGATCCGTCGCGCAAGTGGGATGAAGCCAAGGTCAAGAGCCTCACAGGTGGCGACAAGATCAGCGCGCGTTTTATGCGGCAGGACTTGTTTGAGTTTCAGCCGCAGTTCACGTTGGTTATTGCGGGCAATACAAAGCCTGAGATTACTAATGTGGATGACGCCATGCGGCGTCGTATGCACCTCATTCCCTTTGAGACTAAGCCAGCCCGTAAGGACGTGGACTTGCCGGATAAGCTGAAAGAGGAATACCCGGCCATTTTGGCGTGGGTTATCGAGGGCGCAAAGATGTGGCTGGCAGAGGGATTGAACCCGCCAAAGGTCGTTGTCCAAGCTACCGAGGATTATCTCGCGGGAGAGGATGCCTTGGCCCGCTGGATCACGGAGCGTTGCGTGGCTGGTGCTGACAATGAGATGGGCACAAACGAAGCGTTCAATGACTTCCGCGATTGGTGCAAAGACAGCAACGAAGTCAAGGGGCGTGACTGGTCTCAGCGTAAGTTTACAGCAGAGATGAAGACGCATGGCTATGACCACGCAAAAGACCGGGCGACCCGAACGAAGCGGGTGTTCCGTGGCCTTGAACTTCTCATAGGCGATGAAGATCACATGGTTATTAACGCCATGATGGACAACCAAGTCGAGGAATTTTTCGGCTTTCAGATCGAGATCAAGCCCGGCGATCTCGAAGACAACGACTAGTCGGGACGAAGAGTAATGGGGCGACCCGGCGAGAAAGGATGTGATGCTATGTATGGTGAAGCATACCAGCGATATAAGGACATAAGGGATGCGCTGAATGAGGAGGTGTCATTGGGCTGCGATCCGGTCAATAGCCCTTCGCACTATAACAGCGGTGGCATCGAGGCTATCGAAGGGATCGAAGCGTCGATGGCTCCGGAGGCATATGCTGGCTATCTCAAGGGCAACATCATGAAATATTTGTGGCGCTATGAGAAGAAGGCGAAGCCGATTGAGGACTTAAAAAAGGCTCGATGGTATCTGGATCGGCTGATACAAAAGGTTGAGGGGGCATAAAGCCCCCTCTTTTTTATTGTGCTATATAATCCAGATGAGCGGCGACAGCTTCGTCCATCGTCTTATATCGGCCAACACGAATGCGCTGCCCGGCCTTCTGAACTTTTACTTCCCAACGATCACGGGTCTTATCGTAAGATACTCCCCGCGCTCCGGTCGTGTTGTGAGTATAAAGATATTGATAATCGTGGCGTCTTGTCACCATGTTCGGCCTCCTGTTAAAGACCTGTCCCCAATAGCATAGCGTCCCCATATATCAATAGCAAAATGCAGATGGGGACATCTTCGGGACGGGTTTGAGAAAGTCCGGGACGGGTTCGGGACGGGTTCGGGACGGATAAATATGAGGACTTCTGCGGGTGGGGACGGAAGGGACGGATAATTCTAAGTTAATTGGCTCTTACGACAGTAACAGTGTTAGACGTGTCATTTTACGCTGTTACTTACTTACGCCAACTAATGGTCGGTCAAACCCGTCCCAAGCGTCCCGGCCCGCAGAAAAGCTGGATTTTATCCGTCCCGGATTTGTCCCCAAAGCGTCCCGGATTTTTCAAACCCGTCCCGGATGGCAGTTTTCCGTTAATCGTCGTCAAAGACGCCCGGCAAGTCGTCCGCATCGAGGTTATGAGAGCCGACTTGTTTGATCTCAATGATGGGTTGTTCCTCGATCTGCTCATGAGCGTCTGAAGAGTTACCCGCCAAGTTTAGCTGGCGCAGTGCATCAAGGTGAAGTTGGTTCACATTGACTTGGACCGCTGTGGTCGGCTTGGCTTGGAATTTCTCAGGTGCTGCAACACCCGCCAGCCATTTGCGCGTCTCGATCTTTAGGCGGTCGGCGTTCGCCGAGGTGTTGTCCGAGGCGTCCGCAATGTCGAGGCATTCATCGGCCCATTGATCTGCGGCGATAGCCCTAGCCTGTTTGAACCGTTCCTCTCGATCAGGGTCTTTCCGTATCCAGTGATAGAGGGATAGGTTGCTGATCTTCAATTCACGAGCAAGGCCAGCCATTGTCATTCCGCTGGCGATCTTTTCCAGTAGGACGGTCTCGCCGACCTTATCTAGGTTTGAGGCTATAGTCCGCCGCTTAATATGTCCGGCCATCTTCCAAATCCTTTTCATGCTGAATAACAAGTCGCGTTAGGTATACGGCAAGGGCCAGTGCCACGGCAAACACCGTAAACGCAAAGGCGATTTGCCAGCGGCTACCCCATAAATAGAAGGGCAGCGCCACAATACCCGCTATAAAAGCCGCTGGGGCCATCATGAGAGCAAATATGTAAGGCCCGCCTAGTAGACACCAGATAACGGCTCTCATCGCTCTAGACCCCTTAGAAACGTCTCTAATAGGATCGAGACGGGGGCCGGAACAGACCGGCCCCCTTGTTCATAGTATTGTACCGACCGTTCGGATAGCCCGATCTTATAGGCAAGCTGGCCTTGCGTCATGTTAAGACGCTCGCGTGTTGCTTTGAATTCGTCGCTTGTCATCATTCACCCTTTCAATTGCAATTCCATAATTCGGATAAAGCCCCGTCAAGGTCCATCCCGTCGGTTGAATAGGAAGCCTTGGCGCTGTCATTCCACCAATGGCCCTCGACAATTTGCTTTTGCGTATCAATCCAAATGTTAGGCCCGCCAAACGCGACAAGCACGCGCGCGCCTAAGTATTCGCGCTTTCCGTCCACAATGTATTGAATATCTAGCGCGTCGTTTAGATAGTCCATTGCGCTTTGCGGTTGGGCTTCCTCTTTGCATTTGGCGCAAGTTTCTTGCCCGGTGTCATCGTCAATATCGAATGCGTCATGGCCGCAAAATTCGCAATAGCGGTCAAATTCGCCTGTTTGGATTTGCTTAGCGATCATCTCGCAATGTTCGCGCAATTGGCTCTGTGTGTCTGTCATGGTCATTCCCCCTTAGCTTCGATAATCATAGCGCCTTTGCGCTTTGCATTATGCCCTACCGCCAACATGACGGCGCTTGAATAGAAGCGGCTACGTCCAATCAATTCGTCATCGCAAAAGCGAGCGGTGAACATTGGGTATTCGTAACCGCAATACTCTAAGCTAATCTGATAGCGTTCATCCCGCGCGCCATGGTTGGTTACGGGATACGGATTGAAGTTGCGCGCCATGTTACTTCCCCTCTTTATCGTTACGATCAAAATAAGCGACAAGCGCCAGCATGCCGATCGCCCATAGGATGATGAACGCTGGCAAAGGCAGATAAGGTGATAAATCGAACAGCATTTTGGGTACTCCCTCTTTTGTTGGTTCCCGATAGCTACCCGCACAATGTTCGGGTTGCAACACACAATCGAAACCAAATTGACGCAAGTTAGCACCGACATGGTTTCACATTGCAATGTGACCCGACGCTTTGTTTATTTATATATACCCGAACGCTGTTCGTCTTTAACGTGGTGGGTAGACACAAGCGGAACAATGTTCCGGTCGCGCCTATGACCCATTTGGTCGCTAACTAATACACTATTACAGTCTGAAACCCGCACAAATACGTGCCTTTTTACATGGGGGAGGGGGGTGGGCGTTTGAAAAATACCCCCCCCACCCCGGCCTTGCGTGGGGGGCGTGTGCGTATAACCTGACAGACACCGAAATGTGGCCCCCGCCCCCCGGTATCCCTAAGAAATTTTGTGTCTGGTAAAAAAAATTTACCAAATATTTTCTTGCCAAATTGTAACAATAGAGTGTAACAGTGATACACCACAAAAAACGGGAGAAATACGTTGGCTGTTTATGGATACACTCGCGTCTCGACTGAAGACCAGATCGAGAACACATCGCTCGATGACCAAGCCCGCCAAATTCAAGGCATCGCGCTCACGCACAATTTGGAACTGGACCATATATACGAAGAGCGCGGCGTATCTGGGGGTGTCCCACTGCTACGCCGAGAAGAAGGCTGCAAGCTGGCGTTTCTCCGGCCGGGCGATACCGTGATCGTATCGAAGTTAGACCGTATGTTCCGCGATGCGAGGGACGCGCTCAATGTGATCGCCGACTGGGAGACCGCCAACATCAACCTGATCATCAATGGCTACGGCAACGTGATGGACAAGGCCAACCCGAACGGCCGCTTCATGCTAGAGATCATGGCCGTCTTCGCCGGAGAAGAGCGCCGCCGTATCAGAGAACGTGTGACCGCAGGTAAAAGAGCTAAGCGTTCGCAGGGTGGTTACGTCGGTGGCAAAGTGCCGTTCGGTTTCTCGAAGCAAGGCACAGGCCGCAAGGCCAAGCTGCGGCCAGACCCAAATGAGCAAGACGCGATGATCACAATGAAAGCCGCACGCGTTAAAGGTCATAGCTACCGCGATATTGCTATTATCGTAGCAAAGCGTCATGGTATCACGGTCAGCCATCAAACAATCGCTCGTGTAATCCGGGGGGATAAGA